ACTGATTGCGCAGTTGGGCTAGCGTGTCCCTCATGAACGCTCCTCGGTCCACTGGTATCGGCGCCTGAGCTGGGCGCGCACCACCTCCACAAGGTTGTCTTTGCAGTGGCCTTTTGTGTGGGCGCAAATTTCCCCAAGCTCATTCAGCACGATTACTCGGAATGGACGGGCTTTATCTGCAGTAGGCGTGATGTATGCGACCTGGTCGGTTTCCAGCACCGTATTCACGGATTCGAGCGCTTCCCTCATAGCGGCTGCTGCCTGCGACTCGGTCCCAGAGTCAGCTCGGCCATTGGCCACGTCTTGCAGGAAGTCCCGTAGCGCCAAGTACTTCGCTGAATCCCGCCGTTTCAGCGTGATCGAGCTATGCAATGGCCCGAAACGCACGCTAAGGCGATGAACCTCGTGGTCGTTCTCGACCTGAATCACTGCATCTGTCGTAGTTTCCGGTCGTTGCAGCGGGCAGGTAGTAAAGCCACCTTCCTCAAGCGTCTTCTGCAGCAGCATCACGCGTTTCAATGAAAGCGTGTAGTCGCTCATACAGCACCCCCTGCGCATTGAGCGGGGATGGCCTGTGCGGTACCGAATTGGTTGATGACTACCTGTAGCCCCGTGCGGCGTTGAAACGCCAAAACCTTCTGCAGACTGCTGCAGGTGGTGGGGTGGATCAGGACTTTGCCTAGCTCTTTGTACTGTGCTGATTTCATGGTCCGTGTCCTTTGAGTGAGAGGTGACACGGCCTGAAATTAGCAAAAGCTAAAATTTACAGCAATAGCAATTGCTAAATATTTTAAGCGTGGCAGTACCTGCCTGATGGCCGGTAGCTGCAAAGGGGAGGGGGGTTACAGCTTTTTAGCGTTCCAGGCGAGCAGGACCCGGGCCTGAATGTGCATCCGATCAATCATGGACAGATCAATCGTTATCGGTGGGTAAATGGGGTTGTCCGAAATCATTCTTAGCTGCCCGCCCGTGAGCCGCTGGAGGCGCTTTATGTACAGGTCGCCGTCCAGAGTGAAGACGTAGATGGCATCTGTTTTGACCTCTGTAATCCCACGGTCGACCAGAAGTGCATCACCATCCGCAAACGTGCCAGTCATGCTGTCGCCGTTGCCGGAGATGATCGCCAGATTGTCGACTTTCGAGAACGTGAGGCCCTGCATCCTCAACCAGTCGAGGTGCACGGTCATGTCGCGTATCACTTCAATGTGCATATAGGGGGCTGCCTTGCCATGCCCCATTGATGCCGCGATGTCCAAGTGCGGTATCAGTATGAAGTTCTTGTCCTTGGCCGCTCGGGCCGAGAGGTGAACGACATTGTCCGGGGCTTTGTGGGTGGGGCTCTCCGATGGCGGAGAGGTAAGCATCCCTGCAGTAAGCCCGATCTTGAGCTCTAGATTGAGCGCAGCCTTTTCCCCCAGCTTCCGATGGCCGTTCAACAGTTGCGACAGGTACGACGCGTCCAGGTCATGAGCCTCGGCGAATTCCTTCTGGCTCATGGTCCCCATGATCTTGCGGAGGGAGGCGATACGCCTTTCGTTGATATCCATGTGGTGATGATTGCTTTCCGTTAGCAAACAGTAAATTACAAGATGCTATTGTTTTGCTGATTAGCAATTGCTAATCTCGCCACCCATGGAGGTGTCTATGACGCTTAGCGAGTACCTGAAAACGATGGACAAGGAAGGGGTGGCAGCCTTTGCCCGCTGCTGCGGGACGTCTGCTGGCCAGTTGAAGCAGGTGGCTTACGGAAACCGGCGAGCAAGCGCCGGGTTGGCTGTGAGCCTGGACCGAGAAACAGGCGGAGCTATCCGCTGTGAAGAGATGCGGCCTGATATCGATTGGGCGTATTTGAGAAACACCAGAAATTAAGGTGCTGGACCGGGGCCTCTCACCTCCCCAGTCCAGCGACGACGACGCACAGCACAGTACATCGGTCGTGGTTGTAGGATAGGTCTTACCTGATCCTGTGACTACACCGTAAATCGAGGTTTTACGGTTATGAGTCGCATTGATCTTTTGCCGGGCGCTGGCCCGGTGCTCACCCTGCGGCAGGCGCTCTATCGCGCAGGTCGAGACTATTATGGCGGAATGACCAGGCTGGCCTTCGACATGGGGCTCGATGTGGATACGCTTCAGAAGAAGCTTAACCACAACGAAGAACGCCGCTGGCCCACCCCCGATGAGTTGGAAGAGATCGTTCAACTGACCGCGAGCCCGCGCCTGCTTGATGCCCTGGTGCGTCCGGCCGGTGCTGTCTGGTACCGCCCTGAGCCCGTCCCTGCGACTAACGCAGCGCTGCAGGCGGTCGCGAAACTTCTTGAGGAATCCAGCGAGTTCGTTGGCAGTCTGCATGACGGGGCCGCAGACAATGTTTGGACCCCTGTCGAGGTGGTCGACCTTGAGCAACGCGGCATGGATGTTATCCGCCAAGTGCTGGCCATCATGGCGGGTGCCCGCCAAGCCATGGAGGAAAGCTCCCATGGCTGATGTGGTAGATGTTGCCAATGACCAAGCCGATTACCACCTGCAGGTGTCCCTTCAGCGTCGTCTCCGCCCGGTGACGAAGCCCAGCGCGCAGTTCTGCGAGGACTGCGACGAGCCGATCCCGGTGAAGCGGCAGCAGCTCGTGGCGGGTTGCGAAACTTGCACCAGTTGCCAGGAACTAAGGGAGCGCCGCAGATGAGCGAGCGCCCAACTCCTACCACAGCTGATTGGGCGCGGCGTTACATTCAAACCTTCAACCTCGCCTTGGTTCCCATGGAGCCAGGCACGAAGGGGCCGACGCAAGAAGGCTGGAATAAGCCCGGCGGCTATTTCACTGATGTCGCAAGCGCCGAGCAGTTTTGGACCGCAAATCCGAGGCACAACCTAGGCGTTGTGCTCGGTCCGAGCCGTGTCTGCTCCCTTGATGTTGATGACGTTGAGTTCACGCGACTGGTGCTGCAGCAGACGCATGGCATCGACGTTGATGCGCTAGCGGAGTCATACCCTACCTCTGTGGGCAATCCCGCACGATTCCGCATCATGTTCCGCGTTCCAGATGGCGTAGAACTGAAGAAGCATGCGCTGGTTTGGCCGAACAAGAATGACCCCGACGGCATTATTCACAAGGGGCTGATGGCTCAGGTAAGGGCTGCAGTTGATGCAAAAGATGAAGTCAGGGAGGCAGCACTGCGCATGGCTGCTGAGCCATTCAAAAAGCTCACTGTGTTCGAGCTTCGCGCTGGTTTAGTGCAGGACGTATTACCTCCGTCAATCCACCCGGGGACTGGCAAGCCGTACAGCTGGCGGAAGGCGCCGGACGCTAACGGTTTGCCAGATCTGCCTGGGGAGCTGCTGGCAATCTGGCAAGGTTGGGAGGAATTCAAACCAACTGGTGAAGCATTGTGCCCTTGGAGGCCACAGCCGGCCGTTCCGGAGAGTCGACCAGTTGCTGCCCCTCGCCCTCCAGCAGCGCGCTCTGGAGATCCTTTGCCTGAGGTGATCCCTGAGTTCAACCGCATCCACGACATCGCCACGATGATCGAGGCGCATGGTTACAAGCGGGTGGGCAGCAAGTGGTTGTGCCCGCAGAGCAGTTCCGGCCTGCCAGGAGTGACGATCACTGACGACAAGAAGCTGTACTCGCACCATACCTCTGACCCGCTTTCAAACGGACACAAGAACGATGCGTTTGATGTGTTCTGCATCCTGATGCACAACGGTGACCAGCGGGCAGCAACCCGAGCTGCCGCGCAGATCCTGGGCATTGACGCCAAGCCACGCCCGCCGACTCCGCCGCCATTGGGCGAACTTCCCCGAGCCCCATCTGTGGTCGAGCAGGCCGAACAGGGCGCGGCGGGTGCTGCCCCCGATGAGGCTGCCGATGTGGAAGGCCGACAAGGTGATTTCAGCACGGGCGCCTCCTCGGCCGACGGGGGGCAGGGGGGAGAGGGGCTGGTCCTGAAAAGCGCCAAGCGCCGGTTCGCCCTGGTCGAGGGCACCACGAATGTGTGGGACATGGACAAGGGGCAGTCGATGAAGCGAACCGGCTTCGAAGCCCTGGTCGGCAAACCTCTTGCAAAGCAGTGGATGGAGAGCACCGACAAGAAGCTGGTCTCTTCCGAGCAGGTCAAGGAACTTGAGCAGGCCCGCAAGATGTCGAGCAAGAAGGGCGGGGCGATGAACCTCGCTCCGCTCGACCGCTATGTGTACATCGACGGTACCAAGGAAGCCTGGGACCGTGAGAAGAAGCGGCGCCTGCCCGAAGGCAGCGTGAAGATGGCCTTGGGTGATGCGTACCAGCTTTGGCTGAACAGTCCGAATCGCCGGGTGGTTGACGTCGACCACATCGTATTCGACCCGACGATGACAAAGGACCCAGCGGTCTACATCAACACTTTTGAGGGCTTGCCGCTTGAGCCGGTGCGCGATGACGCTGCCTGCGAGAACTTGCGCTGGCTGATTTCGTTCCTGTGCAACCACGACACGGTGGCCCTGGACTGGCTGGTCAAGTGGCTGGCCTACCCGTTGCAGCATATGGGCGCGAAGATGGATACCGCAGTGTTGTTCCACTCCACGATGGAAGGTTCAGGCAAGAGCTTGCTGTTCGCGGACATCATGGGCGAGCTCTACGGCCGGTACGGCGCAACGGTCGGCCAGACCCAACTCGAAGGCAACTTCAACGCCTGGCAGAGCGGCAAGCTGTGGGCAGTGTTCGAAGAGGTTGTCAGCCGCGACCAGCGCTACAACCAGGTGGGCAAGATCAAGCACATGATCACCGGCAAGACGGTGCGCATGGAGTCGAAGTTCATCAACGGCTGGGAAGAAGCCAACCACATGAACTCGGTCTTCTTGAGCAACGAAATCATGCCCTGGCCGATCAGCGAGAGCGACCGGCGAATGTTGGTGATGTGGCCGCTGGAGACGTTGCCGCCCGAGCGGCAGAAAGCGATTGCCCGTGAGCTGGCCAGCGGTGGCGTCGCAGCGCTGTACGGCTGGTTGTTGGACGTCGAGCTGGGTGA